CAACAAAGTAAAGTAAGAGGTGGACAAGGACTAGCATATGACATGTAATGAGTGAAATTTATCAAGATATACCAACCTATGAAAACGGAAACTGGACAACTACAAGTTTTGATTCCAGAGAGGACTTTACTAACTTTATCTTTGGAGTATTTAAAGAACCAGGAGAATACAAGTTCAACGAAACTACCAATAAAGTTTTCATATCTGAATCAACAAAATTTAAAAAAGATGGAGTATACTGTACAGCTCCTTTCAAATCAAAAGACTACATAAGTTATTGGGATGACCAAAAGACTAAATGTCGTAAAGGTATTATAGTTAAAGATGGTGATTTAACCTGGTTTGTTTGTAGAGAATACTACATGTGGTTAAACTTTTTACCAATCTTTGATAAGGAAGAACAGAACTTTGGTTTTGCTAAAATTAGGGATGCTCAGTATCATTTAGCACTTTATGAACTTCTTGCAGAACTTAACTATAAACATGCAGCAATATTAAAGAAACGTCAGATTGCATCTTCTTACTATCATATGGGTAAGTTTATAAATCAGCAATGGTTTGAGGCCGGGGTTACTCTTAAGATGGGAGCTAGTCTTAAAGATTACATTAATGAAAAAGGATCCTGGAAGTTCTTACAAGAATATGCTGCATTCTTAAATGAACATACAGCATGGTACCGTCCTATGTCACCAGACAAAGTTATGATGTGGCAACAAAAGATTGAGGTTAGAAAAGGAGATAGGAAAAATGAAGTTGGTCTTAAAGGTACTATACAAGGTATGTCATTTGAGAAAGATCCAACAAATGGTGTAGGGGGTCCGGTTAAATACTTCTTTCATGAGGAGGCAGGGATTGCTCCTAAGATGGATCAGACATATGAGTATATGAGACCAGCAATGAGATCTGGACTTATTACTACAGGAATGTTTATTGCTGCAGGATCAGTAGGAGATCTATCTCAATGTAATCCATTGAAAGATATGATTATGAATCCTACATCTAAAGATATATATGCTGTAAAAACTAATCTAATTGATGAAAAAGGTACTGAAGGTTTGTCAGGTTTGTTTATTCCTGAACAATGGTCTATGCCTCCATATATAGATGACTATGGTAATTCACTTGTAGAAGAAGCAATAGAGGCATTGGAACAACAGTTTAAACAATGGAAAGATGAGTTGTCTCCAGAAGACTACCAGCTTCGTATATCTCAGCATCCTAGAAATATTAAAGAGGCATTTGCATACAGAACAGTATCTGTATTTCCTCCACATCTTCTTGCTGCACAAGAAAGAAGAATAGAAGAAAAAGAATATGGGTTTGAATATCTAGATATATCTACTGATGTAGAAGGAAAACCAGTAGTTACAAAAAGTAATAAGAGACCTATAATGGAATTTCCAATAAACAAAAAGACTGAAGATAAAACAGGATGTCTTGTTGTATGGGAAAGACCAGTAGCTGATCCTACATTTGGTATGTATTATGCTTCTATTGACCCTGTATCAGAAGGTAAAACTACAACATCAGAATCATTATGTTCTATATATGTAATGAAATCTCCTATACAAGTAACTAAAATAACTGGTACAGAAACAGAGACTTACATAGAACAGGGTAAGATAGTGGCAGCTTGGTGTGGTAGATATGATGATATAAATAAAACACATCATCAATTAGAACTTATTATTGAATGGTACAATGCATGGGCTCTTGTGGAGAATAACATATCTCTATTTATTCAGTACATAATTCAGAGAAGAAAGCAAAAATATCTTGTACCTAAGAGTCAAATAGTTTTTCTAAAAGATTTAGGATCTAATAATAATGTATTCCAGGAGTATGGATGGAAAAATACAGGAACTCTTTTTAAAGCACATCTTCTTAGTTATGCTATAGAATATTGTAAAGAGGAACTAGATCAAGAATTAAAACCAGATGGTACTGTTGTAAGAACAACCTATGGAATAGAAAGAATTCCTGACCCTATGCTGATTAAAGAAATGAGAGAATATGCAGATGGAGTCAATGTGGATAGACTTGTATCCTTTGCTGCTCTTGTATCATTTATGAAAATACAGGAATCAAATAGAGGTTATTCTAAAAGAACAATTATGGATGATACAGCTAAAAACTTGCAAAAGTCAGAAAATTTGTTTAAATTAAATAAGAGTCCATTTAGACATATGGGTAATAGAAGTATGAATAATACTATGAGTGGGTTTAAAAAATCTGCATTTAAAAATATTAAATAATAGTTATGCAAATATATAACGCATTACAGGCTAAGAAGGGTGCTAAAACTGAACAAAATAGAATGGGTAGTATTACCCAACCTTTACAGTTTATTCCTAAAAAAGATAAAACAGAGGAATGGGCAGCTTGGAATTTAGATTGGTTAGAGTGGCAAGGGTTAAAACAAATCCGGAGAAATGCCAGAAGACTAATGAAAAATTATAAACTGGCTAAAGGTATTATAGATAGAACAGACTATATAATTGAAGAAAATAATGAATATAGAGATGTAATTGAATTACTTACTAAAGAAGATCAGTCTGCACTAGAATTAAAATTTTATCCAATTATTCCAAATGTTATTAATGTTCTAGTAGCTGAATTTGCAAAAAGATCTACTAAACTTACTTATAGAGCAATTGATGATTTTTCTTACAATGAGATGCTTGAACAAAAAAGAGCACAAGTAGAACAAACATTAATGGCAGATGCAGCAACAAAAATGTTAGCAGCAATGTTAGAACAAGGATTGGATCCTGAGTCTGAAGAAGCAAAACAACAACTACAACCTGACAATTTAAAATCATTACCTGAAATAGAACAGTTCTTTAAGAAAGATTACCGTTCTATGGTAGAACAATGGGCTGAACATCAACATAAAGTAGACGTAGAAAGATATGGAATGGATGAACTTGAAGAAAGAGCATTCAGAGATATGTTGATTACAGATAGAGAATTCTGGCATTTTAGAATGTTAGAAGATGACTATGATGTAGAGTTATGGAATCCTGTACTTTGTTTTTATCATAAGTCACCTGATATTAGATATATATCTCAAGGTAACTGGGTTGGTAAAACTGATATGTTTACAGTATCAGATGTTATTGACAAGTTTGGACATGTACTTACAGAAGAACAACATAGAGCTCTTGAATCAGTATATCCTATTAGATCTGCTGGTTATAACATTGGAGGTTTACAAAATGATGGTTCTTTCTATGATGGAACAAAATCTCATGAGTGGAATACTAATATGCCGTCACTTGCATACAGACAGTATACATCATTTATGGCTGGTAATATTTTAGATGGTTCTGATATTATTACTCAGATACTTGCTGAAGGAGAAGATTATTATGATCAAGGAACAGCTTACTTACTTAGAGTAACTACTGCTTATTGGAAATCTCAACGTAAAGTTGGTCACTTGACTAAAATTACTGAAGAAGGAGAAGTGACAAATGAAATAATTTCTGAAGATTACTCAATAACAGATAAACCAATTTATGATACTAGACTCTTTAAAAATAAAACTAAGGATAATCTTTTGTTTGGAGAACATATAGATTGGATCTGGATTAATGAAGTTTGGGGTGGTATAAAGATTGGGCCAAATATTCCTTCATTCTGGGGTATGAATAATCCAGGAGGATTTTCTCCTATCTATATTGGTATTGATAAGAATCATATTGGACCATTAAAATTTCAGTTTAAAGGAGACTCAAGTTTATATGGATGTAAATTACCAGTAGAAGGATCTGTCTTCTCAGACAGAAATACTAAGTCTACTGCACTTATTGACTTAATGAAACCATACCAGATTGGATATAACATTGTCAATAATCAAATTGCAGATATACTAGTAGATGAACTTGGTACTGTAATCATGCTTGATCAAAACTCATTACCTAGACATTCATTAGGAGAAGATTGGGGTAAAGGTAACTTAGCTAAGGCTTATGTGGCAATGAAGAATTTCCAGATGTTACCATTAGATACTTCTATTACAAACACAGAGAATGCATTAAACTTCTCTCATTTCCAAAAACTAGATTTATCTCAGACAGAAAGATTAATGTCTAGAATACAACTTGCAAATTACTTTAAACAACAAGCATATGAAGTAATTGGTGTTAATCCACAAAGAATGGGACAACAGTTATCCCAAACTACTGCTACTGGAGTAGAACAAGCAATGCAAGCATCATATGCTCAAACAGAAACTTATTTTATTCAACACTGTGATTACTTAATGCCAAGAGTTCATCAAATGAGAACTGACTTAGCACAGTACTATCATTCTACTAAACCTTCAGCAAGATTAACTTATGTTACATCTGCAGATGAAAAAGTAAACTTTGAAATAAACGGAACAGATCTTTTACTTAGAGATCTTAATATTGCAGTAAGTACAAATGCAAATCATAGAGCCATCCTAGAACAGTTAAAACAAATGGCTATTCAAAACAATACTACAGGTGCTAGTATTTATGACCTTGGTAAAATTGTTCAGTCTGATTCTATTGCTTCTCTTAATACAGTTCTCAAAGGAGCAGAACAAAAACAACAACAAGAGAAACAACAAGAAATGCAACAGCAACAACAAATGCAAGAACAACAACTTCAAAAACAACAAGAAATTGAACAAATGAAGATTGATTCTACTGCTGCTGAAAAAGAGAAAGATAGACAAAGAGATATTCTTGTTGCAGAAATTAGAGCTGCTGGTTATGGATCTATGGCTGATATTGATCAAAATCAAATGTCTGACTATAGAGATGCAATGAAAGATATACGTGATTCAGAACAGTATCGAGAACAAACTGGTTTACAAAGAGAGAAAGAGTCTAATAGAATGGTTATTGAAAATCAAAAAAGTCAATTAGAAAGAGAAAAAATACAAGCTCAGAAAGAGATTGCAGATAAACAATTACAAATTGCACAAGAAAATAAAAACAAATTTGATATGAAATCTAAGAAAGAAGAATAAGACTTAGCCATATATTACATTTTTTTTTCTGATTTTTTTAAATTTTTCAAGTTTATTTTGTATATTGATATATAAACAAAAACCAACAAGATGGAAACAACCAACAACAAACCTGAAGATCAGGTGCAAGATTCTACAACGGTAGAACAAGTAGATGTAAATATTGATGAGATCTTTGGAATGCCGGGAGCAGAAAATGTTATGCTACCAAATACTGAAGAAGATAAACCAAAGTCAATGTTTCATAAAGAAACAGTAGACACTACGTTCTTTGACAACCCTACTGCTTCTATAGAAGAGAGGCAACAAGAGCAAGAGAAAAAAGTAGAAGTTCAAGAAACAATTAATGAACTTGATAATCTTATTGCTCAAGAAGAAGATGCTGGTAA